AGTATCGACGTTCGGAACCTGAGAAAGCAGATATTCGATCGAGATCGCAGATGCAAGATAAAGCGGCAAAAGAACTTTTTCAATATGAAGCCATTGCTCTTCAGTCACAACAGGAATTTCAATGTCAAGCTTTGAAGCATCGAGCTTCGTCAGCTGCGAATATTCAAAATACATTGTGAAAGCTTTCTCGAGCAGTTCCTTATAAGTTCCTTTCCAGATCACGCGTTCTTTGTCCGTGCCGGCATTGACGAGTTCTCGCGTACTTTCGCCGGTTGCTCGATTCTTCAGGAGATCCAGGAGACCGAGGAAGTGAACCGGAATTCCTGTCGTTCCGGAAATGATCTTGATCTTGTCGATGATCTCAGATGACAGCGAATTGATTCCGTTCATGTCCGGCCCGATGACTGACAGCTTCGACTTCGCATGGATGAAAGCTTTCTTAATGTTCATGCGATATTCGTCCATTGCCTTCGCAGCGTCAGCGACGCTTTCCCAGTCTTCGCATTCAATGTCGAAGATCGGCATTGCGAAGACGTGATTAATCTCGCGCCAGTCTCGCAACGCCTTTGAGACGTCATCGATCTGCGTTAAGCATTTCATGATTTTCGGCTGCGCCTGGTTCGGCTTTGAGATCCGGCCGCCGAATTTATTGTAAACGAACTCCTTTGGATCAAGGACTTCTTTCTTCGCATCGCTCTTCGGCTGCCAGGTCAGAGACAAATAATTCATATAATCATCTTTCGGAGTCTTGACCTCGTATCCAGTTTCAAGCCAGGAGATAAAACGGACTGAGACCATTTTTTCATACTTGCCGTCTTTGAAGTCCTTTGCATCTTCGAGCGCGAGCTTCAGCGCGATCTTCCCTTCGATCTCGGCTTCTTTAGCAAGTTCGACCGGCATTTCCTGATCCAGCTTATTGTATTCAAAAAAGTCATTCGCAAATTCAAGCTCGGCCTTCGCCTTGCGCTCTGTCGTATCTTCAGCCGTGACGACTCTGATTCCTTGACCGATTGTAAACGCGGCCCGAAGATCTATAATCGAACCGGTCAGAACGGTTCCCCATTCAGCCGTTCCGACATATTTGCTTTCAATCGCTTTGACGGCCGTCGAATAAGTCCGATATTCGTTGCCGACATATTTCTTTTTGTTGAGATCCGCGATTGTCACAATAAGCGCTTCACGAGTCTTTACAAGTGACTCGATCTTCGCGACCGTCTCTTTGAATTCTTGCGCCGACAAAACGACTTCACTCTTTTTGATTTTTGATTGCCGCATTTAAGATCTCCTTCAATACATGTCTTGTTGACTCAGCATAAACCGAGCTTTTTCTTTTGTCCGAAGAACCGAGAAGATCCCATAACGAACGGCGTCCATTCCGTGATCGTCGAACTTGGCCGGCTCGTCGAGCGTTTCTCCGTTGCGATCCTCTTTCCATTTATACGTTTTGAATTCGTCATTGAGATCGCCGTTCTCTTCTTCATTCGTGACGAGCTTCTTTGACTTAACAAACATGATGCCAGAATAAACCGATCCTTTTCCGCCGTCAGCTGCTTTGCAATTAAATCCAGCAAGACGGATTTCTTCAATATCTTTCGCCGCCGAAGGATCTGCATAGATCGGAATTTTCTTTTCGACATCTTTGTCTTTCATTTTCTCGATCAGCTGGCTCGTTGTCAAATGAGTTTGATAAATAATTTGCCGAAGATGAATGACCTGGTCTTTCACGCCATGCCAGATCAACGCGCTCGGATTATTAAAGCCGAAGTCCAGACCATAGAACTCGAGGTCATATTCTTTCGGATATTCTGAGAGCGGAATGATCCTCGGATGCTGGTATATAATGCCGCGAGCGATCGCCCAAACTCCCTGTCTGAATATTTTGACATAAACAGGATCATCTATTCGCTCGAGATCTTTCCGGTATTTATTCCGGACTTCATCATTAGGATTATCGTCAACCGTCGAATGATGAAGGAAAGAATTTTCAAAGACACCTTTTCCAGTGTATGCATCTGGCATGCCGGTAAAGAATTTCTTTTTAATCCAGCGAGCACGTGCTTCATCAGGATTGAAAGACATAATAACTTGATGATAATGACCGGTTGCTTCCCTTAGGCTGAGATCTATAATCGTAAAATCATCTTCCGTGAATTCCGTTGTTTCTTCAAGCCATATGCCCGTTATGCCTTTAATCGATTTGATCTTATCCGGATCATCCAGGCCATCATAAGAAATTACATTCATGTGGCCGGTAACTCCGCGAAAAGAGATTTCGCGTTTTGTCTCATTATGTGTATAGGGAATTTTTGATTTAGCAAGGAGATCTGTAAAAACTCTAACAATGGATTCGCGGCAGCGTGAGCGAATCTTTCGCATAGTAAGAAAGCGATGATTCCCCTCAAGCATACATCGAAGAAAAATCTTTATCGCAGCGAATTCGGATTTTCCAGATCCGCGGCCACCATATAAAACGAGATAACGATCTTTGTTCTGGAGAAGCTCGGAATATTTGGTGGAAACTAAAAGCTCAATCTTCCTCGTTGTCTCCGGATGCTCCATTTGTATTGACATGCTTGATTGTAAATTCGATTGGCTGGCCATCAACTCCCTCAAGCCCGAGATTTATTTTCTGATCTGGATACATATTGAGATAACGCGTCAATGCTTCAAGCGCACGAGTTTTCGAATGAAGCTTGTATTTGATTTTGTCATATACGACGATTTGGCTTCCATCGGGATTTTCTTTAATTACCCTGTCTTCAGAAATTGATTCAATCGCCCGCGATGCATGTTCAGGCATCTCTTCAAATCGTTTAAATGTGACCTGTCCGTCTTCACCGATAATCGTATAATCTTTTTGATCAGCGAAAGCAATTAATGCCCATTCTCTGAGAACGCGTTCAGCCGAAACCTCTGCTTTCCATTCAAGCTCTTTGATCGCTTTGTCAATTATCTCTTTGATATATGGTTTTCTGCGGTTTTCTGCGCCGATTTGTGTAGCAGCTTTTTTTGAGTAACCGGCTCTGATCGCTGCGGCAGTTGCATTTTTGTCAATTAAATATTCTTTGATAAATAATCGTTGTTTAGGCGTAAGCTTTTTCATTGCTTATTTATTATTTATGAATTGCTGGCAAATCGTCAAGGACTCTTTGTTGTTTTTATTTTCGGCTGGCCATCGATCAGAACGTATTTAATGATCTTTCTTTTCTTATAAATCTTTGCGAGTTCAATCGGAATCCACTGATTTTCTTTCTTCTTGTGAGCGCAAGTATTTCTCATATATTGACAAAGGATCGCTTTCATTTTTCAATCTTGTCGAATACGCGCTTGAAGTTATCTCGAACTTCTTCCCTCCAGCGATAGCGTTCCTTAAATTCACTCTCACGCTGGCTGAATAGATTTTTCAAACAGGTCTCTATTTGCACGAGCTTTTTTGCATGCTCAATACAGATCACCGCGAAGCCTGGAATTTTTATAAGGCTGCTTGAATTTGTATTCTTTGATTCACCGTTAAAAAAGCGCTTTGCTTCTCTCTTTTCCATAATTTTGAAGCCGATAAGCGTCGCTTGCGCAATGAGCAAAAGAATGCCGACGATCCCGATTGCAATTTTGTATTCAATGTCCATGTTTATTTTCTCCTTGTCCTCTTCCAGATCCAGAGGATCAGCAAGCTGATTCCATAAACTGTGTTTACAAAAATTAAGATCGCGATCAAGCCGAAGATGATAAGATCAACAGTCAGGCTGCCGCTCATTTCCTTTTCCTTAATTCTTCAGTCAACTCATCGATCCATTGAGACATCAGGCGATCGATAAGAATGTACTCCTTCGATTTGTCCGGCGTATATCCGGCTTTCCATAGGACAATAAAAGATTGCGCTTCTTCCGACCAGACGACAAAGCCGAACGGATTTTCTCTGACTTCAGGCCCAGGATTCAAAACGTCATAAGACGGATGAAAGGCCGGATTGTACGGCGTGCAAGACTCAATCAGGATTAAACCACATGTCAGAAATAGAATCGCAATCCCGATCGTCAATGGCCTTTTGCATTTTCGCTCGTCTCTTTGCATCTTTCTCCTTCGCGATCTCGGTCGAGATCTTCTCTTCAATTTTGATAAGCTTTTCAAGCAGCTTTAAAATGACGGTGATATTACTGGCCACACTCATTCTCCTTTGTATTCAAAATGATAAATGTCATGATCGGTCGGATCGATCTGATCGTCAGCGTCCCAGTCGCCACCCCATCGAAGACCGAACTTCTTCGCAAGCTTGCCGAGCTTTTCATATTCTTCAATCCTTTCCCAAATAAGAACACCGGCAATGACGATGATAAGATCGACAGCAAGCCATTTCTGATGATTTGAAATTTTGATTTTGCCGTCGCAGTTTGTGACCGTCTTTTTATCCGTGTCGATCGTTCGGCCGATTGCATAAAGCGCGGCCTGTTGATCGTCGGTTCTGTGGAACCAGAAAGGACGGACGTCGATTCTGTGAAGGATCTTTGCGGCGACAGCCAGAATGCAGATCCGAAGAAAAAAAGCCGCTCGCTTCGTATCCATGTATTAAATTATTAGAAGCTCGGATCGCCGATGTCAAGGCAAAATAAAAGGCCGCCGATCTCCGGCCAGGAGAAAAGTCAGCGGCCCTTGACAGAAAATTAGAAGCGACTGTTTGAATTTCCGGCGAACCGGATCAGCCGCGAGAACTCAAATTAAAGTCAAGCCGTATTTGTGTTTTTTCAATCGCCGTAAAAATATCGGCCAACTCCGAATATTCTTTATACCTCTGTTGCCAGCCGATTAACTCTCGCAGCGCTCCAGAGATTACTTGCTCGCGAAAATCCAAATCAGCGATGACGGCTCTGATCGTTTTATATCCACGCTTCGTGTCACCGTTCATTTTTACGACGACGCTGAAAAATGCTTTCTGCTCGATCTCTTCTTCATTGATATTCAAAACGATCTTGATATGATTTGTCAGATGATTCGCTTGCTGAACACGCCAGCGGATTCCGGCGTTCGCGTCATCCCATTCAAAAACATCGTGAAGAACAGATTTTTTCTTCCGCGCTTCCTGAATGATTTCGTGTGGTGAAAGCGGCGCGTCTTGATCTTCCATTAAAGCGGCAAGCGCTTCGCCATAGACCTGCGCTTTTTTGCTGTCGAACTGCGCACCTGACGCGGCTCGATAAATTATTTTTTCCATTTTTTCTCTCCCTTTAAAAAACTTTGCTTTGCTTCACTCCGCCGATCTGTGCCACGCAATACATCGCGAGACTCGGCGTCGATCTATTCTTATTTTCAGATTTCATTTGAACTTTGCTTTGCTCTGCCGGACGTGACTTCACGACACCGAACATCGCTTTGCTCCGCGCCGATTTATTTTCATGCTTCGAATCTCATTTAAACTTTGCTTTGCTCGACATCGCGCCGCCTTGCTGCACGTAGCAAGGCCATGCAAAGGATTATTTCGCGCTTTCTATTTCAAAACGGCCTTTGTCGCCATCACAGGCTGGCCGCCAGCCGCCGATTCCAACAGAGTTTCCAGCGATCGCAATCAAGTTCAGGATCGTCTCAAGGTCGAGAACTCCGTTCGCATCGTATTCAAGCGGAAAGGTGATTCTCCATTCCTTGAACTCTGCTCGAATGATCTCGATCGCACAGCTTCTTTTATTCGGATTTCTGCCGGTGACCTTATGCATCGTCGGCTTAGATCCTTCGATCGGACAATATTCAACTGGAATAAAAACACTTCCGCGGACACGAGTCTTCGGAATGCTCGGCGCGTACGTGTGAGCAGCATTTGTGATACAGCGCTTTATTCCGGCCGCCGGAAAGGTATGCTTTCCGTCAATGACTGGATAAAGACAGCGCTGGAAGATCTGCTCTTCATCTTTCTCGCGCTTCGTCGATTGCTTAATGTCTTCCGGATAAACTCGATTCACGAGCAAAGAAGTGATCCCTTTGATAGTGACGTTGATCCGGATGATTTTAGGCTTTGTGATTTCAATAATTTTTTCTTTCATTTTTCTCCTTTGTTTTTTTTTAGCTTTGCTATGCTGCGCGATACCGAACGACACATCGCTTCGCATAAGTATGCTTTACAATGATTTAAGATCTTTTCATTGCCACAATCAAGTCTTCATAAATCTCGATACCTGGGATCTCTGCATTCATCTTCATGCGCTTGACAATCTCATCGACCTTCGGCTTGTCAACTGTGAGCAGATCTCGCGGAACTAAGCTGAGATTCGAGACGCGCCAGCGGATCAGCGTCTTCTTTGTAACTCCGACCATTTGCGGAAGCTCTTCGACCTTCATTGATTCGGCATGGATCTCTTCGATCTTGTCGAACGTCTCGTCAGCAAGCTTTGTGTCACCGTCGTCGCGCTCTTTTTCCAGCTTCGCGAGCAGAGCTTCTTGTTCGAACTTCCGCTGCTCTTCAGCTGCGCGGCGTTTTCGCTCTTCTTCGACCAGATAATCTCTGACCGCACTCTTCAGAAATTTCTCGGCTTTCAAAAGCGGATCGAGCGCTTCATTCTTCTTCGCAAGAATCGCTTTGTGTGCAGCATGCGCCTTCGCGATCGGATCTTCAAAATAGTCGGTCACTCCTTTGATGATATCCTTCACTTGAACGAGAATCGTTTCAGCCACAGAAAGCGTCTTTTGATCCGTGACCTGGATCTTGACAGCCTTTCTGACAATAAGACTTGATTGTTTTTTAATCTCTTGTTCTTTCATTTTTTTTTATCTCCTTTTTATTCCGGTTCTCTCATAAAACATTCGAACGTCGAGTTCGGCGCTCCCCAAACCTTGCAGCTGCGGCGACAGGAAACGCAGAGATCCTGATAGCCGCGCAGCTTGACGATAGAGCGCCGCTCCTTTGCAATCCGTTTCGGATTTTCCGAACTGAAAGAAGCGGCGCGGTTCATCGTCATTTTTTCTCTTCGACTCCGAAAAGATTCGGCTGCGTTGCCGGCGACTTCCTTTTTGCTGATACAGTCACCGGCGCTTCCGCTGAAGACTTCTTCGTCATTTGCTCACCTTCCGCGCAACGCTCGAAGCGGTGAGTTTTCCGCCGATCGCGATCGAAGCGACTTCAGCAACGAGAATGACAAAAGCAATGAGATCGAATATCATGCCTTCGGTCACGAACTTATAACCGACGACGCCAGCTGACACAACGACAACGAGAATGACCGACGCTGGGCCTTCGATCACCAGCCATTTCCGCAAGAACTCTTTGACCGCTTGACTGATCGCAATCGCGATTAGAACCATTTGTCCAACGTTCATGCTTTCTCTCCTTTAAAAGATTTTTAGGATCATCCGAATGACCTTAATCAAGCCGACGATCCATATTGCAACTATCGCCAGGCAAAAAACCGCGCAGCCGATTCGCTCCGAAATGGAAGCAAAAACGGTTTCGCCATCAGACCTCAAGTGATGACGCTCTTTCATGACGGCTTCCGTCCTGACATGTCAACCTTGCCAGAGATCTCATGATAAATAAAAATCAAAAGATCTCGGATCTCGAGCATCGTTTTTAAAACGATCGCATCAGCTTCAATGCTCGGAACTTTGTCTCGCTCGAAAAAAGGCGAATTCGCGAGCGCCTTGAACTCCGTGAGGATCTTGCCTTTATCTTCAAACTCGACTTTCATTTTGGAACTCCGGATAAGCGAGAAAGAAGATCTTCTCAAAGTTCGTGAGCGAAATTATCACGAGAGAATTCTCGTCCATTCTGCGCTTCTCTTTCATGATAACGATCGGCTTCTTTCCTTTCGGACAATGCTTGATCGCTTGAAGATATTTGTTCTTAACCATGACCGGAAAGCGGCCTTTGTCGACTTGCGTGCATTCGATCGACAAGACCGGATGACGGACATCTTCACCGCCGAGAATTCCGACACGCTCGCCACCGAGTCGAATGCCGATTCTCTTTTCAAATGCTTTCCATCCACCCATTTCACGTCTCCTTTTTTTTAGATTTTTTAGATATTATTCACGAATGCAGCGCGGATCTCTGAAAGCTCCCCCCACGCATTCAAATAATTTCCTTCAGCGTCGGTCTTCATGACATCGATTCCGAGCGTCCGGCCGATCTGTTCAAGCTCGGCCTTCGTGAAGCCGGCTTCTCCGTGATCGATGATCCGCTGCAAGTTCGGAACCACGCCATCAAGGAAGGCGAGCGCCGGCATGAACTCGATTCCAGCGCCGCCATGCTGGAGATTAATTCGAAGCATGTTCCGCTCTTGCCGTGCGGCCGCATGCTGAAAATTCTTATTGTGGAAAAGGCCCACAAATCCATAAGCTTCTTTGAACTCATCGCCGCCGTCACCGGACATGCGGAAAGTCGGAGAAGCGAGCAGCGGCTTTCGCTCTGCGCTCTTGTGATACATGTGAACTGTGCGCTCTGAATTGATTCCGTGTCGGCTGACATTGATTCCTTTTTTCAGAAAGTCATAAACCTTCGACGAATCATAATAATTGATTGCGATCCGGTTATAAGGAATCTTCTTCACGTCATGCAGATAGTCAACCATTTCCCAGTTCCACGCGGTAAGCCGACCGGCCGGACTGTTCGGCTCGTTCATCAATTCATAAATCAAATAAGGATCTTCAAAGGTGTCGACATAGTTTCCCAAATACACTTTGAACATTTTCTTCGTCGGAGCGTCATCATAGAAGCGAGCAGAATCTTTAGTCGTGCCGTTCGAGTTATTCTTTCCGTTCATCGGATTGTCGGCCCAGCGGTCAGCGATTCCTTTGACTCCAGATCCCATGCAGACCATGACCGACACTTTTCGATCGAAGAAGCTGCCGAGACGCGGCGCGACAATGTCAATATAAGCATTGTCGATCTCTGCCATAGTGTAACCGTCAGAATATTCCATAAAGACCTGAACGCAATCCTCGGTATAAATATCACCGGTCACGAAGGCAAAGAAGCGGTGAAGGTTGATCGAATTCTTTGCGAGCAGATCCGCGGCCCGATCCCAGAGCGCTTGATCTAAATCAAAATAAGTTAAGCCTTCATAACCGAAGGCGCTCCAGCCGGCAGCCTTTCCGACTTCCGGTAAAGGATGCTTGCAAATATGCATGTCCGGAGTCGGCGGCGGATAAGGACTCGCGAGCTTCGCGTGAACGTCGTTGATTTGCCCTTTCGCGCCGTGAAGCAATGCAATGTCTGACGTTGAATAAGGCTCATCGTCTCTCAATTTCGTGATCGTCCAGTTGCAACGATCCTTTGCTTCTTCAAGCTTTGTTAATGCTTTTAGCCTGTCTTGTTCTTCCATTTTGTAACTCCTTCTCTCTCGTCACCACTCGCTTCTGGGTGAGGAGTTGCCTGATTATTGCCTCTGCCTTCTCTTTGTCCAACTCTCCCCACTCCCTATCTTGAGTATAGGAATATCCAACATCACAACATTCGGAAAGCTCCTCCAAGGTCCTCTCAATCAATTCCTCATCCACCTGCATAGGCCGTTGGGTGAGGAGTTGCTCTGCTACCGTATCTATTGCTCGAATTACACAATCATCACACCATAAGTTTTCTGCTTTATCTAACATTTTGTAAGCATGATGACA